GTTTGCGTGTTACCTGGGAGACACTTGCCGGTGCCGTTGACCGTGCCGTACACCTGACCCTGGGGACAGCGCTCGTCAACCGTCTCCGGAGTCTGTTGCGTGTTGGTGCTATTCGTGCACTTTCCGGCGTCGCCAGCCGTGACCGTTTGCGACGGGAGCCACACTTCCATCACCCACTTTGAGGGATCGGTAGGGCTCTCATAGGCGACGCTAATCGACGAGCCCTTGTCGGTAGTCATCGTGCACCCCGCGTAGCACGTCGAACTTGGGCTAGACGTACCCTTGGCGAACGTGACTTCTATCCAGCCGCCGAGGGAGAAAGACGTAGGCAACTGCGCGGGAGTCGGACAGGTACAACCGCCCGTGCCGTTCGGAACTTGCATGCCGGTGCACGTTTCCTGCGACACGCAGCCGCTACCGGTGTCCGTCTGACCCGCAGGACAGGTGCAAGTGCTACCCGAAAGAGTGCCACCGTTGGGACAGGAAAGCGGCGCAGTAACGCCGCAATTAGGCGCCGTGGATCCCACCCCAGCGTTGCCATAAAGGCCGTAGGGCGAGCCTGCGGGACACACCCAAACTTGATTATGCGTGAAGCCATTAGAGCCGCCGCAGTTACAACTCTGGCACTCGCTCGCGCCCCACGGATTGACACCGCAGGACACGCAATTGACGTAACCCCCATTCCAACCAGCAGTCCCCGTGCAAGCCTCCGAGTGCGTGTCGACGAAAGTACCATCGTATTTCCGAATCTTGAGTTCGCCCATGACCGGCCCGCCACCCGATGCAGGGTAGGCATACGCAGACGGCAGCATCAGCACCGCCGACAGCAGGACGCCGACCAGGAACCAGAGCGCGAGCTTTACGGCGCGAGCAATATCCACGCAGCACCCAACAGCCCGACGATTAGCCAAAGACCCATCTCAGTCGGTGTCCGGATCAAACCCGTTGGGATCGCGCTCGGGCTCCTCCAGCAACCAGACGCGAATCCAGTAGAACCCCTTGAGCATGACGAGCATCAGAAGCACGGCAACACCAAGAGCCGCGACCGAACCCGCAGTGCCCGCAATATCGCTTACTGGACCCGTTACATCGACCGCAGCCATACGACCTCCATTGAAAGAACGGGGAGCCGTGAAGGCCTCCCCCTGGGCATTACATCGCCCGTCGAACCCACTTGAATGCCTTGATGCCGACCAGCAGGAGCAGCACGGCTGCACCGATGGCGGCAACGCTCGCGGCTTGCGCGCCGATGTCGGTCACGACACCAGACACATCTACCGCCGCAGCGTTGGCAAGCAGAGGGAACGACAGAGCACCACCGGCAAGAATCTTGCGCATGGCTACTGACTCCTCATGAACCCAATCACATAACGTATGCCAGCCGCGAGGCCCCAAAGGCCAATAATGGCCCCGGAAATCGCAGCGGCACCCCCAAGATCCAGGGCAAACGGATTGGGTGTAATTTCCCCTGGATCGACCAACAAGAACGTACACGTCGTGAAGTCTGCCGGCTGCGGAACAATGTCCACGACAAACCCACCCGCATCGATAGCTACGCAGCGCACGCGAACCTTTCAGGCTGCCAGCGCATGAGATACGCCTCAGAGACAAGCTGACTCTGCGGCAAGAACTCGGCTTGCCATTGAGTGAACTTCAATCGTCGGGCGGGTTCCCGCCCCTCCAAATGCTGTACGACGCGAGAAGCAGACCAACCAAGAGTTCGACGGAGATACGCAACGACTCCCCCAACGTGCTGACGGCCAACATGGACGGCCTTCTCTACCACCGCCGACGCCGAGCGCCGGATTGCATGGAGCGGAACCCCAACCGCACCAATCCATTCGCGAAGGATCGGGTAAGCGCCCGCAAGAAAGTCGTCAGCAGCGAGGAGAGCATGATAGGGAATGGTGAAACAACGATTCTTGAACTCGACTTCCACGCGCACCCACGGGCTAGTCGGCTGGCCTAACTGCCGGCCTTTCTCGTAGATACGGCAGAGCTTCGATGATTGACGACTGCCCACATACAGCGTACGGCCCGCCCCGGAACCGAGATCGTCCACCAGCCTGGCGGAAGGCGGTTTCCCGCCAGAAGCGAACGAACCTTCACGAAAGGCGGCTAGCGCGTCGTCTACGCTCACCTCTCCTCCCGGATAGTCCGCCGCCAGGTCGAGCCGCGTGATACGCGCGTCAACGACCTCAAGCAAGCGCACAACCTCGATCCAATCCGCAACCCTGGCGCAGCCGTCCCCCGTGAGAGAGACGAAGAAGCGGCCGCCAGTATGAGCCCCACCCCACGCCAGCCGCCCGATCGGGTCACCGTGCGGGGAAACAATGTCAGCCGACGACTCGAAACCCAACATGCCCGCCCGACGATCCACCGCCGTGCATTCGCCACCAATCGCGGCCGAAAAGTGAACCAAGACCAAGGGACGCCAATCCTCGCAGAGCGGCGCGGTGAACTGCAACCAGTCCGGCCGGCAGGACTTTAGCCCCGTGTTACTAGACGGGGCCAGGTCGCGCGCGACGCGCGCGCCCTCTTTCACGATTGCCCCACCGAAGGGAAGGCCTGGACCGCGGGCTCGTGCTGCGCCAAATCCCACCAGGCGGTTCCCTCATGCTGAACCACAAGCAGCGCCTGGGTGAATTCGTAGTGTTGGACGTGCTCGACGGCGCGGCGCAGAACGCGCACGGCCTCATCGCGAAGCTCGACAGCGTGCAGGGTGCGCGAGGTCACTTGGCGCCCCCGACCGGTGCCAGCTTCGGAGAGAAGGCTAGCGCTCCATCTTTGGGATAGAACGAGGCAGGGTCGAGGGCATAGGCACCGGGCTTGTACGGCGGTTGATCGCGCGGCGGCTGAATCGAAATCGCGCCAACCGTGCCATTGGGAAACGTGACGACCGCGGCTTGCTTAACGATCTTGTACGGCTTGCCAGTCTTAGACGACACGCCTTCAATCACTTCGGGATTGCCCGGAAGAATCTGAACTTGAATCATGAGCCTTCTCTCCTATCGCGCTGGATTGCGCGTGAAAATCTTAACGGCAGTAGCTTCGAAATCTCAAGCGCCGTTCGTCGGACGAGGCTCTGCCAATCGGCTCAGCGGGCTCGAACCGCTTCGGCCCTCCGGGCTTCCCTCCATTGGCATCGGGGCACGTTGTCGGCCTTCGGTGCGCTGTTGGCTTGCAGAGGGATCGCGCCAGAACTGGAAGAATCCACGTTCCGCAATCGACTTGCAATCGGGCACCGGCAAATCTAACGGCGTGCCCTGATCGGTGTAGCACACGCAACGCTGGGCACTGTCGACGCACCCGACAGGGAACGGCACCGCCTTCGGTTCAGCCAACGCATCGTAAACCGGCGCACTGTACGCATACCCTGGCACGCGAGGCTGTTGATCCGCGATCCACTGCAACCGATCCTTCGGCCCGCGCTTCGTGGGCATGGACGACCCGGAGGCCTCGACGCCAGCGCCCTTGACGATGCGATCCTTGTCGCCGAACGAGGAAAGGTGCGAGACGGAAAACCAGCCCAGGCCTGCGACAACCAAGGGAATGACCAGGACGGCTATCAGGCGCTTCGGAATCCGCGCCTTGATCGTATGAACCTCTGCCGACTTGTACCAACCATAAACGTGCTTCGGATGCGCCAGAGTCGTCTTAACGGAATCGGTACGCCCCAGGTCAGGATCGGGCTTGCACTCCTCCCACTCGTGGCACGAAACAAGCTTCGAGCCGAACACGCGAACATAGTGCCGGTGCTTTCCCACCAGGCGCCGCAAGTTACTGTCAACGAGCTTCGGATGCTGGGTGATAACGACGAGGCGAATGCCTTGATGCCGGATCGTCTCCAACTTCTCGACATGCTCAGGAACCGCCGAACCAGTGTGACGAGGCCTGAAAACACGCTGCGCTTCGTCGATGACCAGGATGGAATTTTGCGGGAGCGTATGCCACGCGGTAGCGTCAACGAGCTCGACCCAACCTGGCACCCGTAAATCTGGAATGCCGTTGAAGTAAACGGTAACGCCCTCTTCGCGTCCGATCTTTTCGACCAGTGCGAGCGTGTTGAGTGTTTTGCCCGCACCCGGAAGGCCGGTGTGCAGCGTGATGGGCGCAAGACTCACGCGGGAGCCTTGTGCACGAACTTCGTGATAGCCGACCCGATCCCGCGCATGGCGATATTGCCGAGCAGCGCCGAGAAAATGATGTTGATGGCTAGATCAACCTTCGTGAGATAGAGAACGGTAAGCACCGTCGCCGGGAGGCCGCTGAAGTTCGAGAATGCAGACGTTTTCAGAGCCGTCAGCGCCGCATCGACGCCCGCAAACGTAACGACGCCGATGCCGAGCGCAACTAGGACGCGCCCCGCGACCGACATGAGCGCTGGCCCGAGCGCTCCGATAATCCAGGCGACAAACGCGGGCATTAGGCGACCGCTCCCGAATGGAAGATGCGAGCCGCGATAATGAGCGCGACCGCCGTGAGAATCGTCCCGAGATAGCCAAGAACGGTATTGAGACTCGAATAGGGAATCGTGACCGATGTACCCGCGACGGTATAGGCGACGTCTGTCAACGACCCAGCACCGAGGCTGCGCGTAGTCTGATCAATCGTGGGCAACGTACCGGTGCCGATCAAGTTCGGATTGCCAGCCGCCGTTAGCCCTTCGCCCTTACTGTTGGCCCCGTACCAGGTGATGGCCTCGGCCTGGGTCGCGCCCGCGCCAGCAGACGTGAGGAGCTCGCAATTCCGCTTGTGCTGCTCCAGTGCCATCGCGCACATAACCGCGTCCCCCTTACAAGAGAACGCACCGCAAGTTCCAGAGAATGAACCCTTAGCGCAGATGGGAGAATCCTTGTTCTTTTCGCAAAACTCGCCCATTTCGGTGCCGTCGCCTGGTTTCGTCTCCGTCTTAGTGTCGGTAGTGGTGCCCGTGACATTCCCGCCAGCATCCTTGTTAACAATGGTCGTGTTTGTGACAGTCGTGGTCGAGCAAGCGCCAGCGGCATTGCAGACTGTCGTTTCGTTGGTGGTGACGGTCGTTTCGACTTTCGTGCCGTCCGGATTAGTCTTCGTTTGCGTGTTGCTTTCGCTGCCGGTAGTTTGCGTGTTACCTGGGAGACACTTGCCGGTGCCGTTGACCGTGCCGTACACCTGACCCTGGGGACAGCGCTCGTCAACCGTCTCCGGAGTCTGTTGCGTGTTGGTGCTATTCGTGCACT